GGCGGCGCACGCAGGCGGGAAGATTCCACTCACTTCCCAGTACATAGCTGTTTTGCAGCAGCCATGGGACTAACACCCTTTCCATCGGCAGGGTCTACCCAAAAGGATTGAAAAGCCTCCCGGCCTCTCTCTTTCGAGAGCAGGGCCCCTGTTCCTACAGAGCCCACCCACGGTTGTGAAACCGCCTTTTCAACCTGTTGCTCCGAGTTAACACTGAGAGCAACCTTCCTCCACTCTCACCATAGTGAGGAGAAGCTTGCCAGGCTCCGTGGAGGGAACTGATGCGTAGCATGAGGTTGGGTTTTAGTTTTAGAGAGGGAGATTGGCTGAAAATATGAGGAGGGAGCGTCCCCGTACCAGCTGCATCAATGGCTTGGTTCATACATTCTCTCAGACTAATCTGGTCGAACGTATGAACCAAGCCAACACTGCCGCTGGGACGGGGAAGCTCCTTTTGACCTCTCTCTCTTGAACTCAGTCTCCAGTCCGAGTTAGGTTATCGGCGGACACACGTATGTTCCCGAAAATGGGGCCCTTGACCCGATCCACCTATCACGAACGCAACAGCCTCGCGGCTGCCCGGAAACCTGAGAAAACAGCTCCCAATTCGGGATTTGTCTTAGATATCATAGCGACGACTGACGGCGCTATCCCCATGAACCCACGCATTCCCCTCCCGATTGCATTAGAAATGTCTTTCCAATGCAAGGGATTTTCATACATATTGCCCATTTGCCTGATATGGTCGAGCGCTTCAAGGAAGTCACTCGTGTGCAGTCGGGATACACTAGGCGTTAGCATGTTGTTGCCTGTGTAATACTCAATACCCCAGGCAAGGTATCCTTGCATCAATCCCCCAGGATACGTGCTCCCGACATTTGGCGTATTCATCGCTATCACGAGCCAACCGCCCGGCGGGTCAACTCCCATGCTCTCAACAATGGGTTCAGATCCATCTTCTGTGGGACGAAACAGAATATTCATCTTGAAATCCTCTGAATCTGTACTTTTATGGAATCCATACATTCCCTTTGTGAGGTTGAAAGAACTAGATCCAGGATAGTCAGATAATGTCTCGGCGCCGGTGTACTCAGACCAAGACACCCCCGGATTCAGTTGCGCTCCCGTGATAGTTCCACCTTCGTATTGTGTCGAAGCTCGGGAACTCACGAGAATTGAAGCAGCATTGATGCGCACGGCTCCTATACTGGCAGCCATGTCTCTTAGCCCGAGAATGGGGATCGTGGTCCACATGTCCAAATTTGAAGTATATGTTACTGAACATGTGGTTCCTTCTGCTTCGGCACTCGACACTTGCAATTCAAATGAGAAGTATCCCGTTGGCAGGCTGGCGGTGATGCCGGAAGTTATGGTGTCAGTCCCGTCTCCAGCTGTGTGATCCACCTCTTCCCAAGTGCCATTTATCAGCGCATAAATGTTGAGGAGATCAGTAGTCAGGAAAACTCCTGCAGAGCGCTTGAAGGTGAGGCTATTAACAGTTCCAGTAACTCCTGCCCTCTCATTTGTTGTGATAAGCATGCAATGCCTTCCCTTCTCGTAATTTCCGTACACAATTGGCGGGTGTTCACTCGTGTAGTCACCGCCAAGTTCTTGCATGGACACGACAGGAACAATCTCTGTCGTGTCGTTGCCGCCGGCTCCTCTGTAACCAAGTTTGAAACTTGATGAGGTTCCAGTGCCTGAATTGAAATGCCACTTATATGTGTAGGGAGTTGCGCTCTTTCGCTTTATGCAAGTTACGACGGCATGTAGGGGATCTCGGGAAATGCCGATAAAGGTGCTGCCATCATCCAACCTCGATGTATTCCAGGCTGTGGAAAAGTCGAGGCGTCTCCGGTCAAACGGTCGGGCTGCCACCGTCTCACGCGCAGTCCCAACCGGAAACCGGATGGGTTCATTTTCGCTGGGGAGTGCCATCGCAGTTATGATACTGGCGATGGTACCCTTGGACTGAGAGACAAAGTTGCGTGTGGCAGTTCGGGCAGCGGACATCGGAGCTTGGATCCGCGGACGGAAGGAACGACCACTCCGAGGAGTCTGCACACTCACCCGGATCGACCCAGACCGGGCTCGAGTCGTGCTCGGGGCTCGTTTTCGCTGACTGGCGGAGCGCTTTCGTCGCTGTTGCGAGTTTTTCTGCGGCATGCTGAGAAAATTGTGATCTTGGCGTCTTTGAGGAGTGCCCTAAGGGCGTTGTTTGGGAATGAACTTTTGAAAAGGGTGCTTTCTGAGTGTGAAACCTTTTCGGGCCCAAGTTCTGTTCGCACGCGTGGCCCACCCTCACGGGTCCCTTGGCAGGGTCATCAGTAGCTCGCGTGCCACTCCCAACTTTTCCTCCGGCCCAAAGGCCTATGTGGTCTTGTTCAAGACCATCGTCTTGTTGCAAGGCCCACAACCCCATCACGCCATTCTTCTGGATCAATTTCTCATTTCTCACTGCTCGCATCAGTTCCCGGAAACCGTCGGTATTCGCCCCGTACCATTTATGATCACGAGGGACCATTCCGCGCACGTCCACGTCCGAAGTCCATTGTGGATGTTCCTCAAGAAAATGGTACCTTTTGGGTGCGTTTCCTCTTGTAATGAAGAAGGGCGAGAAAATATGCTGGATTCCCTGTGCGACGTCACGCCACCACTGATCTGGCGCAATCGAAAGATTGGCCGTCCATCCAATTTTAGAGATCAGACGTTGCAGGCCCGGAAACATCAGCGTCAAGCTGGGACGCGTGTGGATAGTGTCAACTAGGCTTATCGGAAATGAGGCCAAGAATGAAGCTCTGTCCATTGATGTCATAGAAATTTTATATTCATGACCACACTCACTCGCAACAGTTGAGAAAGTGCGCTTGACCAATTCCGAACTGAACGTGCCCCCAATAGCGGTCAATCCGTCGTCTCCGGCCACAATTATGCGGCCGCTCTTACCAGTCCGGAGCAAGCTGTGTTTCAAGATAAAGGCATTCACGAGACTATTTAGGAGTGTCGTATGGGGCACTCCACTTTTCATGCCTCCGTTCAGAGCAAAAGTTTGTCCGTCCGAACAAACTGTAGTGCTTCTCTGCTGCTGCTTCAAATAAGCTGCGGCCCGTCGGTCCACTCGCTTGAGAAGGCGGGCGAGCTCTTCGAAGTATAAGACGTCTTGTCGCCCATCGAAACAGCTCGCATCACTTGCGACGTACCGCGCACCTCTCGGATTGTTATCGAACCATTCTCCGAGAGCTTGTGCGTCGCGCCCACTACCCAAGCTTATGGGTGCAGCTAGATGCCACCTCTTCTTCAATACTCCGTAAATGGCGAGTATTGCTGGGCCCAGGAACAGGTTACGCATGGGATCTTGATGCTGGATCAACCTGGGCCTCTTTCCTGCATGTTGCCAACGAGTGGCCCTGGCATCCATCAGGTCATCATTGATGTCGTGGCAGCCGTGTTCGAACTCAAATTGCTCTTTCCAAGGTGTTCCGGTCTCTCTCTTGACGAAAGCACTAAACGTGCGCGCCAAGTAAGAAAAAGCCTTTGGGGACAAGCGATCTTTCACTTCATCGAAGATGTCAACATAGGGCTCCGTCTTCTTGCGCTGTTGAGGAGACACCAATTCCAAGTAGCGAGACAACGTCGGTACATGCACCATCGAGAGGGGTATCTCTTTTTCAAGGAACTTCCGAAATTCCTTTCGTACCCATGCCCTGGGCTCTTTCCGGAGTCCGACCACTCGGGTCGTTATGGCCGAGTAAATTGTCGCAGAATTTTGTTGATATACAGCGGGTGGCCCTTTAGCTGACACTCCTGCCAATACAGGTCCAATACTCCTGGGATTGAACAAGATCGGATCATGCGGCACTCTCACGTTATTCGGCACTCCGCCGAATTTGAGAATACTCGCGCATGGGGCTGCGATTGGATTGGGACTGATGAAGTCACTCCGAGTGCAAACTTTAGCGTAACTCCCGTCACAATACGTGCATTGTTTCCCAACGTAACGGTATTTGCAAATTGTGCACTTGGAGCTACCAATCCTGTTCCGATCAGCGCACGCGGCGCAATCTCGACGATAAACTTGGTGGTTTTTGCATGCGTTACGGGGCGGGCGCGCAGATCGTCTCTTCTCTCTTGCTAGACTCCGAATTTTCTGTAGGAGAGCACTACCCTTGTATCCATTCAAATCAAAAGCGTTTTCCAGAGCAATTTTCCCCCCACATCTCATTCCTGGAGCTGGAGGCGAAGGGACGGACGGCTGTTCCTGATGGGGAGAAGATGGTTCAACCCCCGGAGCATCTTGTGCGTTGCTGTTGCTCTCCCCAACAGGAGAGGCCGGTTTCATGTTTCCCTCCTGTTCTTCTGTTGTCGTTCCCGTTCGCTTAAAAAAGTCTCGGAAACTGAAGCTCAGTGGGTCGCTTTTGTACGCGGTTTTCGAATTCCACTTCTCTTTTAAGAAGTACTGCCACCGCACTACAGGACATGCTTCGTCGATGCGCACCCTGTCACGGACATCGAAGTATCCTTTTTCAAGTACGTCTGAATAGGTTTTCCACACCTCAAACTCTGGTCTCTTTGCTCGTTGTTCGGTGGTTATTTGGGGCAGGGCTTGTGTTCGTTCCAGTCTCTCGCTAACTAGCTGACTAGCTTGGACGCAAATAGGCGCAATATCATCACTGAGTCGAGTCAGCATCCCGGTTGAGAGGTTGTGCACCAAAAATGTTGGTATGGCGATAGCAGCTATGGCAATAGGTACAGCGAGATGAGCGCCAAGTATCACAGCTGCGGCTGTGAGCTTAGCCTTGGTTCCCAACCAAGCACAATTCCACAACGTTGATTTCGTAGCTGCCACTAAACCCTTGTATAAACAATGGTGTCCTACATAGATGCCCAAAGTGCTCAATCGTGCGACATTGCGAATACTATTGTATGTCGGATTTTCGTAGAACCACTGCCGATAGTCTAGCCAACGATCTCTCAATGGAAGGAAATATGACTGCACTTCAAGTGCTATTCCTGACAAAGTACGAATGTTCTGCCAATGCGAACAATAACGTGCTGCCCTATCTCGTCCTGTACAAGAATCTATGAAAACGTATGGCGGTACGATACGCGTATGATTCTTCCCAGCCTCTTCAACTGTGACCATGTGTCCCCGGATCGTGCTAGCCGGCGTTTCGCGGGCTTCGACGAGCGTGCTCCGCATTTCAGCCCGACGGGCGCAATCATCACAGTGAGCTTCCTTGAGAGTGGTGTACAAGTCTGCTACCCAAGCGTCAGCAGCGATGTATTCCGACAGTTCAGCTTTCGGAATATTATGATAGTTTTGCCAAGCTAGGGTCTCGAATCTCGTCAAATCACAAGCTAATGTGCTTACGGGAATCGTGTCGCCAGCTCGCAACAATTCATCGTTCAAGTAACGCCGAATTTGCGCCAAAACCGCTTTATGATGTTCAGCGGGATGGTCAGCTGACTTGGTGTTGTCAGGCTTGGGCACGTCCGAAGGCTCGGGCTCGTTCGTTGGACGGCTCATTGGGTTTGCGTCAGATGCTTCAGTGGCCGTCGGACTTGTTGGAGAGACTGATGGTGGTGACGACCATGTTGGAGGCGTGCGTGGCAGAGGACCACGCGGGTCGCCCCCCCCCCGTAAATTCGCAAAAGCTCTATTGAGCCGAGCGGTGGCTCTCTCGAGATCTGGGCGACGAGACTCAGGAAAATTTTGTCTCTTCATTGTGTCCGGATGGATCTGAAGTAAAAGGCTTCTATAAGCCTTCTTTGCTTGTAAAGCTGTGAATCCTTGTGGTAGGCCGAAAACGTCGTTATCATCGGCGGCGTTGAGGATTCGTTGTACTTCATCTGGGACGTCGATCCGGACATAACAGAAATGCCCTATGCCATGCTGGTCGCCATCTTCGTCTCGAGCCCAAGCGCGTGATCCGTAAATTACGAGATTGTGTCCCGGGCACAGACGCTCAACCCATCCACGGGCGAACATAGTCTTGAGGAAGGCATCATTTTTAGGAACAAATTGTGCATATGGCGCATCTGGAATCATTTCCAGGTACACAAGGTTCCATCCGTTCTGTCGGACCCACGCGTACGCTTCGATGAGCTCTACCTCTCCGTTGTCTCGGCAGGCAACTTGTGAGAGATCGAAGTCGAGTCCACTTGCTCGAACGCTCGAGAAGAAACAGTCGTTCTGGTCAGTTCGCGGATAGAAGAAGCTACCAATTTGTTCAATCGGGTTCAACGAACGGCGCATCACGTCTGCCAGATTTCGAGTGGTAATTCGCTCATCTTCTCCTCCGCTCGTCCGGGCCCACTGCGGAAGGGGCATGTTCTGTTTCCGCCCGAATTTCCCATTCGTCTTCGTATCATGTTGGCGTTTCTGTCCAGCACAACGCAGTTGGGGCAGCAATATGCGTGTCCAAGTAGTACTACCCCGTTTCAATCTCTCTATACTTTGCTGTATTTGCCACAGGTTACATGCGAGAGTGACCTGTTGGATACGCTGTATTTCCGCAGACAGTTTGGGCGACCCACCACCTCGACCACGAAAACGTGGGTCGATCAATTGCCACTGGGTGCTGAGTCGTTCAGGAGATTGATTTCGAAGATGGGTTGGGGTCAGCAAGTGTACGAGGAGTTGAGATCCGGCAGGACTCTGAAAGAAGGTGCATAAGAAATTGGAAATGGTGGAATAATATGCATCTTCATAACTCTGGCGCACACGTTGCTGTTTTTTCATAAGCATGCCCACGGGACAGTGGTCCACGTGTTGTTCCCCACCACCGTAATGTAGTCCACATTGAAGCAACCGGACACGTAGTGGGATAGGCAATCTCCGCGCATTGAGGGCGAGTTCAAAGGGCCTCCGCACCTTCTTTGCACTCGGTGGTAAGAGGTGCCATGCTCGAAGAAGGTGGTCACGTCGATTGCAGCAACGGAGAATGCTTGCCATCATGGACACGTGGTCCGAAGAGATCGTGCCACGTCTAGACCATGCTTGATGGACCAGGGAGTATTTGACGAGCTGGATCTTCCAAGTTTCCCAAGGCAAGTCCCAAAACGTTGGGGAAGAGTACGCCGTTGTTTGTGGTTCGGCGCACAATTCACTCATGTTTGGGGTGAATCCGACTGCTAGCATGGTCTTTTGCATTTCTACAGTGCGACGCACTATAGTCAACCCTCGTAGGACCATTTGGGGATTCCAATTGAAGATCTGTAAAGTATACAGGACATGATGCTCGTCATCGAACTGTTCCTTTGTTTCTTCTGGTCCAGGATTCGGTTCAATGCCTTCTGCCAAGAGTCGCTCCTTTCGTTGCTTTCGTTGGGCTCGCGTTATCTTCCCTTCCACTTTACCGAGGGTACTCTGAGATGCTTCACTCAAAAGACGCATCTCTTTCTTTTGTCCCTTCTTCCTCGTGGTCGTGGCTATTGATTCACGCTGAGTCTCCCGCGCGATTGCGCGTTGTTCTTTTGTGAGACCTTTCCGTTTCTCTGGTCGACTAGCCTCACGCGCCTCTTTTCGCTTGTATGCCTGCTCGGCTAAAACCTTTTGAGTTTTCGAGCGACGGTCCAATATCTTGGGCGCCTGAATCCGCCAATGGCCCTCATGTCTGAGCATGTTCACGAGCATGTCAGACACCTCCGAACGGACATTCCCTTGTGCGCGAGAAGCTTGAATCATGCTTCGTTTTAGCGCTCGACCTCCTGGGGGGAAGTCAATGTTGATAATGTCCTGCGTCGAGAAGCCCTTGGGCAACTCATGACTGAGCTGCCACCGACTCACGATCCAATTGAAAGCATTGACGGGTCCACGTGAGGGTTCCGATTTAGTTCGCCTACGAGTTCGGGACACATGACGTGCTGGAGCTGTATGCGAACGTTGGTAGTGAAGATTCGAGCTACCATGCGATTCAATCCGAGTTTTTCGAGTTCCACGGGCTCGATCTCGGGCTTTACCTGTTTTCCGGTCGTGCAGGTCTTTTGAACGTGCTACCGCAACCTCTAAATCATCTAGAGGTTTAGTGCGAACCCCCCTCAAGCGGCGGGGGAGGGTTTTCCCAGAAGTTGGTTTATTTGAATCGTTCGTGTTTGAATTCCGCAATCCCCAACACGTACAGGATTGCGATCAATCCACCAGGCTCGCAAGCGTACACCGGGCGTCTTGACCTATACTTAACGTAGTAAACATCCGAGTGAGAACTGCCGATCGTGCAGTAGGGAACCACCCGAAAAGGAACG